TGATACACGCTCCTAACTCATGGCTTGAGCATCAAGTACAGCCCTTTGATTTTGACAAACACGACGCTGCCGAAGTAAGCGACAGAATGATCGAACTTATGATGCAAGAAGGCGGCCTTGGTCTTGCAGCCAATCAAATAGAGTTTGACGGCCAAATATTTGTAATGCGACCTACTCTGTTCGGCTCTCGGGAACCGTTCGAAGCAATCAATCCTGTTATTACCGCAGTTAGTGAAGAAACAGAGACAGGACCAGAAGGATGTCTTTCCTACCCTGGTTTGTGGTTAGATGTAAAAAGACCCATTGCTATATCTGCCAAATACTTTGACAGGACAGGCAAAGAATGTAAAATAGATTTATATGATTTAGATGCAAGATGTTTTCTACACGAGTATGATCATCTACAAGGCATTACATTTACAGACAGAGTTTCTAAACTGAAACTGGACCGAGCACGAAAGAAACAACAAAAGAGGTTAAAGAATGGTTGATCCATCTGAAGAGCTACAATCCGTTTTTGAAAAGAGTCTAAAAGATGCAAGAAAGTTGCAGCACGAGTATTTGACTCTTGAGCATCTGCTTTTTGCAATGATGTGTTCTGAAAACTTCTACAATCTTCTCAAAGGTTATGGCGCAGAAGTAGATTTTCTTAAAAACTCTCTCGAACACTATCTAAAAGAAAAGTGTGAAGATTTAAAGATTGCAGAGGATACGACCAAGTTCAAGCCCAAAAAAACTTCTACGGTAGAGCGCACTCTTAATAGAGCATTCACGCAGGTTCTATTCGCGGGCAGGGCAGAGATTGAACTTTCTGATGTCTTGCTTTCTATGTTAAGTGAGACAAAGAGCTACGCCTACTACTATCTCGAAGAAGCAGGTGTAGTAAAGGATACTTTTGCAGACTATATTTCTGCGGAAATGGAGGAAGAAACAGAACGAGAAGAACTTTCTGCTGGTGCTCAAAAGGCACTGCGCAACTACACTACCAACCTTAACGAAGAAGTTAGAGCAGAAAAGGTTGATCCTGTTATTGGCAGGGCGGAAGAGTTGGAGTCGATTGCTCTTGCGCTGGGACGCCGTTCAAAAAACAATGCTATTCTCGTAGGTGATCCTGGTGTAGGCAAGACTGCAATTGCGGAAGGCTTGGCTTGGAATATTGTAAATGGCAATGTGCCTACGTTCTTGCTTGACTATGAGGTTTACAATCTAGACATTGGGGCTATGCTGGCAGGATCCAAGTATCGTGGTGATTTTGAAGAACGCTTCAAGCAGATTCTCAATGCTCTTGAAAAGAAGGGCAAGACCGTGATGTTCATTGACGAAGCACACATGATTAACGGTGCCGGTGCTGGCACAAAGGATTCGTCAAACGATCTTGCAAATCTACTCAAGCCTGCTCTTGCGAAAGGCAACCTCAAAGTAGTTGCTTCTACTACCTGGGACGAGTATCGCAAGCACTTTGAAAAGGATCGTGCGCTAATGCGTCGCTTTCAGAGAGTGACAGTAGATGAACCTTCAAGAGAAGTTGCTGTTGATATCCTCAAGGGTATTAGAAAATACTATGAGACTTTCCACGTCGCAAGTATTTCTGATGAAGCAATTGAAGGCGCAGTTGATCTTTCTGTGAAGTATCAGGCAGACAAGAAACTTCCAGACAAGGCAATCGATCTTATTGATCAGGCCTGCTCGCGATTCAAACTAAAAGACACTCCCGAAGAAGAGCGTCATGTTGAGTTAGAAAACATTCAGTTCGAACTTTCCAAGAGCGTGAAACTGCCTGAAGAAACGATTGCGGAGAAGGAAAACGACAATCTTGCGAAACTTGAACACAACCTCAAGCGAGCAGTGTATGGTCAAGATGATGCAATCGAAAAAGTCGTTGACAAAATCCTTGTTGCACAGGCAGGCCTCAAAGATGAACACAAGCCTGTAGGATCATTCGTGTTTATGGGTCCGACTGGCACAGGTAAAACAGAAACTGCTCGTCAGCTGGCAGAACAGATGGGTGTTGAACTTGTTAGATTTGACATGAGTGAATATCAAGAAAAACACTCTGTTGCGAAGTTGATTGGTTCCCCTCCGGGCTATGTCGGCTATGAAGACAACGCAGGGTTATTGATTACTAAACTACAGGAAAATCCTGGCTGTGTTCTACTGCTGGATGAGATTGAAAAAGCGCATCCTGATGTGAGTCAGATTCTGCTTCAAATGATGGACAATGGCATGGTCACAGGCTCCAACGGTAAGGAAGCAGATGCGAGAAACTCTATTGTTATTCTTACTACTAACTTGGGTGCAAGAGATGCCGAGAAAAACACAATCGGCTTTACAGATACTCAAGAAAAAGAGTATGAAGACACTGCTCTTAAGGAGTTCTTTGCGCCAGAGTTCCGCAACCGTTTAGACGCTGTTGTTACATTTGCGAAGTTGAGCAAGGAAGTTATGATCAAGATTGTAGGCAAGTTCCTGCTTGAACTCAAAGATATGGTCAAGGACAAGTCAATCGAAATCGACATTACAAACAACGCACTTGATCATCTCGTAGATGTAGGATTTGATCCTAAAATGGGTGCTCGTCCGCTACAGCGAGTGATTGACAGAGAAATCAAGTCACCCTTATCACGGCAGATGCTGTTCGGTGATCTAAAAGAAGGTGGCAAGGTTGTGATTGACTTTGTTGATGAAGAAATCGTGCTAAACACAGAAACTGTCGAGGCTTAAAATGAAAAGTTTAGAAACTACAAAGCTATGGTATAACCGATATCTCTATAAAATCGTAGTTCAGTCGCGAAACTCTTGGCCTGCTTGGAGATTTAGACATGCTACTTCGTGGCTGAAGTGGGACGAACTACAAAATCCTGACTACGACGAAGATAAGAGAATCAACTTTGCTGTAAACGAACTTCTTCAAAAAGCAGACGATTATCGCAGTAGAGCAGAAGGTGACGCGGTATCTATTTTTACAAACAACAAAAAGTTGATAAGTGACATTGCTTCTATCGCAGGAGACAGAGTAGAAGAGATTTGGGAGCCCAACCCTGACACGCAGCATCTACTCAAAGACTCAAACACTATTGTCGTAAAGGAACGGCCTTTATATCCAATGCGAGTAATGCTGAATGACAGAAAAATATCACCGGATTTTGCAAAATGGGTTGATGCTAATCCTGACAAGATTAGAATAGGTGATGCGGCATACTCTGCTATTAAAAGGGGCTGGATGACAGGCGGATTGTATTTCTACCTTCGCGACGACAAGGTTCTCTCCCTTGTAAATCTTATGATCCATCAAAATATTCGAAGAATAGATAGACTTGTGTGTGAGTAAGGCATGATAAATACTACATGCCGGCAAAAAGCGAAACATTTCTATTAAAGTTTACCTTCGATAATCCCGAAGAAGAAACACCCAACGAAAGAGAAGGGGTAAAGATTACCTACCCTGACGACATCGTTGGGTTTTCTGATATCTTAACAGCCACATCTGATCCTGTAAGAGGCGACGGCTATTACGGTCGTGCTGACGGTTTCCACACCGTGCAATACAATCTATCAGGGTTTATTGGTAATATTCACGTTCAGGCAACTCTTGCTGTAGATCCTCAAGAAGCGGATTGGTTTACCGTTTATTCTGCTTCGTATGATCTACAAAGCACGCCTGGTATATCAGAAAACGCAAACAAACTCACAAACTTTACAGGCAACTATGTCTGGATACGGATACGAGTAGACGATTGGTCGGGCGGATCAATAGAATCTGTCTATCTCAACCATTAGGACACAGCAATGACACATTTTGCAAGAATAATCATGGACAAACAGGAAAATCCTGCTATCAACGAAGACGCTTTTCAATCATATGAAATATACGAAACAGAGCAGGAAGGAACGGTTTTTGAAATACCTCTTCCTCGTTCTCTAAATGAAGAAGAATCGCACAGGTTTGCAGAAAAATTAGCGAACTATTTTTTCGCAGAAGGCTATGATGATTTTGACATTGAAATATCCGCAGATGATATTGAAGAATCCGACGAAATAACATTGGAAAATGACGAAGACTTTTACGAAGAGTTTGGCATACTGGGATTTGTGCCTGACGATCCTCTCTGGGAAGCAGAGTATGACGGTAGAAAAGTCAAACTCAATCAACCTATGAGAGGCGATGTTAAGAAGTTCAAAGTGTATGTCAATTCTGGCGAAAAAACCGCAGATGGAAAAGTCAAAGCCAAAAAAGTAAATTTTGGTTCTGATAAAATGGAAATCAAAAGAGACGATCCTGAAGCAAGAAGAAGTTTCAGAGCACGCCACAACTGCGAAAATCCTGGCCCAAAAGACAAAGCACGCTACTGGTCATGTAAAATGTGGCAGAGTGGCAAAACAGTGTCAGATATGTTGGATTAAAAGATGAGATTACACGAATTTGTTTTACAAGAACTAGATATAACTTCAAGCAAAAATGTTGATAAAATAGAATCATACAAACATGTCAACATATATGCCACAAATCAAAAAGTAATGAACAAACACTTTATAGCCTATGCTATACACCCGAGAACTCGAGAAGAACTAGACAAACAGGCAGGCGGTACACAAGAAGAAGCAATAGAAAACCTAAAAAAATCTATCGATAGTAGAGATGAAGAAAGAAAAAGAGTGTCAAGAGACGCTATAATCGATTTTAATGTTCGATTTGCAACTGGTATGTTAAAAGATCCTACAGAAACTTTCTATGCTAAAATTATAGAAGGTCCTAAGCTAGTTATAGCAGGAGAAGAAATGGAACAATATCCAGATCTTCTTAGATCAGAAGGATTTAAAAAAAGTGCAATTAGAAACGTCAAAGATGCAGAAGGAACTACAAAAGTTCCTGCCGTACCATTGCCTGGCAAGGTAGCACAGAAAGCCGATTTAATTGACAATGGTAGATACATTATTGGTATAGACGCAGAAGACAAAGACGGTAATAGAGTTTTTGATTTGAAGTTTGACAGCGTAGTAGACAATCCTAGAGAAAAAATGCGTATACCAAAGCCTGCTTTAACAATAGGAACAAAAAGATGAAATTAGAAGAAATTGCAGCAATACAGAATCGAGAATTTTCACTTAAATTAACAGAAGCAAAAATGCCCTGTCCTCCTGCTACAGAGGATCTACAGAAAAATACGGAAAATAGAAACCGTGCAATACAGGCAGATCATATACAGTATGGTCCTCTAAATGTAGATGAGCCAGGAGACTATTGGCAGGAAATTGCAGACTTTTGGAGCACAACTGAAAAAGCCGCAAAATCTAGTCTATGCGGTAACTGCACTGCGTTTGACATTTCACCAAGAATGAAAGACTGCTTGCCTGGTCCTACTTCAGACGAAGATGGAGAATTAGGCTACTGCTGGATGCATCACTTCAAGTGTCACTCTGCGAGAAGTTGCAGAACCTGGGCAAAGGGTGGTCCTATCGAAGAAGACAAAGTATCCTACGAATGGCAGAAGAGTGCAGACTTTGAAGAAAAGGAAACCGAAGATGAGGATTAATGAAATAGACGATAGACCAGGAGAGCCCATCAAACTAAAGTTCGATCCCTGCGACGACGCTGTGACATTCATGCGTAACGACCCTATGTTCTATCGTAGAAAATACTATCCTGCTCTTATGCAACTAAAAGATGATGTCAACAAAAAGAAAAGAATAGACGCAGAACGTATATTCGGCGGCGTTATAGATTCAGGTATGAATACCTACTGCAAAAAGTTTAAACTGGGCAAGACTCCCTCACAGATTTTTTCTCTCGAAGACAGGACCCGAATGATAGAGAAAGTCTGCTCGGAAGAAATTGAGAATATTAAAAAGGGCGAATACTAAAATGAAGTTATCAGAAATAATCACAGAAGATTTAAATAATTTTAGAGAAGCAGGAATTCCAGACGAATTTGCAAAAAACATTTTACGCAAGTTCAAATTTTCGCATGACACAGAGATTGCACCGGTAGAAGGGAAACCAAAAGCCTCTGATATACAGGACGGAAACATGATAATAAATGTCCTGCCAAACGACGATGTAGTTGCTGTTCTAAAACGACCAGACACAGGACCCATGATGGGGCCGTCTTTCTATCAGAGAATTACTCTTGCAAACGGAGAATTTAACATCGAAAGCACAGATAGTCTAAAAACTGCAGCAAAAGGAATGACTACTAGAGGAAAACTTTATCAAATATCAGCAGACAACTTTTTATATGTTTCAAGAGATAAGACGTCAGGCGAAGAAGATAATGCAGATCCTCTAGCAGGAGGTGCTGAAGAAATATACAATTACATGAACGATACCTTTATGCCTAAAATGCGTGCAAAAATGGAAAAGATGGTCGATGATATCTACACGAAACTCCGCAAATTAGACAAAACAAAAAATCAATTTGGAGGCAGGAATCAACAGGAACTTGCAATACAAGCAGCAGGCTCAATTGAAAAAATTGCTCAAGACGGATTTACACGATCAACGATGGAAGAATTTCTAAATACATTTGGAAAATTACGTACGGGATTAGGAAGTATTCCTAATAACGAAAAAGAGTTAAGAAAACTTCTCAAGAATGAACCAAACGCACGAGCTAAGTGGGCGCAGATCGTAATGAAGGCTGCAAGAGAGCAGCATAAAAATGTAAATGATATGTATTATCAATCTACAATGAAGGGTCTGCAAGGCGACTAATGGATATTAAGGAACTCAAACGGCTTGCTGGTATAAATGAGTTTAAGGGTTATACTCCCTATGAAGGATCGAATATCTCTGTCACAGGCACAGAAAAAAAAGAAATTGAAAGAGAGAAAAACATTCAACCTGGCACAGAAGAATGGTTTAAGTTGTGGTTTTCTCGTCCGCTTTGGAAAGGACAGGAATATCCGCGGGGATTGAGGGGACGCAAGAAAAAATGAGATTTCAAGAAATCACAGAAGGCGGCGTAGGCAGAATCACCAAGCAGAACCAAACTGCAGATGTTGGTCCTCAAGAAATCAAAAAGCAGGCTGCGAAGTTTGGCAATACTGTCGATAAAGACGGTCGTCCTCCTTCTCTGTCAAAGAAAACGAAAGGTTCTAAAACAAATGTTCTATTCAACCTTGGTTTGACAGAATCACAGAATCGTCGTTTGTATCAAGAAGCAGTAGGCGAAATTGCAGAATCAACAGAAATATTTGTAGATATGGACGGCGTCCTCGCAGACTTTTTCAATGCATGGGCTAATCTAATGGGCGTAGAAGACTGGCGTGATATTAACAAAAAACACAACATAGACGACGCACTTGAAAAAATAAGACAAACAGACGACTTTTGGATCAATTTGCCGCTTACTTCAAATGCAAAAAGTCTTCTTAACCTTATCAAACAGGTTAAAGGAAAATACAAAATACTTTCTTCGCCTCTGCCAGGAGATAAAAACTCTGAACCGCACAAAAGACTATGGGTCAAAGAGCATTTAGAGTTTTTTCCTCCCGAACAGGTTATTATCGAACACGACAAAGCAAAGTATGCTACACAGCCGGACGGAACACCAAATATTCTAATTGACGATTACGGTGTAAATATTCAAAAGTGGGAATCAGCAGGCGGCATTGGATTTAAACACAAAGATCACAAGTTTGAAAGAACTGCGAAAAATATCAAACAGCATATAGATCAGCCTGTAGAAGAAAAATGGAGCAAGAAGTATAAGGATTCTATCAACTGCTCTAATCCAAAAGGTTTTTCACAGAAGGCACATTGTGCAAGTAAGAAGAAAAACGAAAACTTTGCAGACGGTAAAAAGAAAGGCAAGAGCCGTCCTGGTAGAGCAAAAAGAGCAGGTGTAGATTGCTCAAAAAGTGTAACTGCTTTAAGAAAGCAGGCTAAAAATTCGTCAGGCGAAGAACAGAAAATGGCACATTGGTGTGCTAATATGAAATCAGGTAGAAAAAAATCATGAAGAAACTGGATGTCGAAACCGCAGAAAAAGCAAGAGCAAAATATACACCAAGCTGGGAAATGGTGAAAGGTATGATGCTTCAGAAAAAGTTTGTGTTTGACGACTATGACGCAGTGCTTGACTTTTTTGAAGACACAAAGTCTGTGCAAGTAAAACTAGACCATTTTGCTGATTTTGCATTTTTCTACAATGAACTTCTTGTAAGAATATATACACACGATGTCAATGGTTTAACAGAACTTGATTACAAATTAGCAAGACAGATGGATAAGATTTATGAAGGCACGTGAATTTATAACAGAAAAAATGATGAAAAACCGCTACGCTGCTCCTCTATCAAGAGCGCGTCGTTATCCTGAATATCCTTCAAGTTCTCCCTATAAGATATATCGTTTTTCTACTCAAATGGCAGATCATACGACACCTCAAACCTACGGCGCTGCTGCTAATCTAGGTGTAACCGTTGCCTATACTGACGGTGACAAAGAAATTGTCGATGCTACAGAAAAAAGACTTGGAACTACTTCCGAGCCGCTATCTACAGAGACATCAGAAGAAATGCAAGGCGTAAATACTACGTCACCTGTGGCACAAAAGAAAAAGAACAAATACGGAGTTTGAAATGAGGTTGAGAGAAATAATAGAAGCAGCAACATCAGGTGCAACTTCAGCAGGCAATGTTGCAGCAGTTGCTAACCCTACAGCAGCAAATGCAAAAATAAAACGAGATAAAAACGGCGTGCCAATTGCTCCACAGGCGAAAAACAAAGACGGCACTGCTAAGAACGCACTTAACCTAAAGAAAAACTTGTTCAGCGGCGAGGCTGTAAAACGCTAAATACTTTATTATTGAGGACATCCGAGATGGCTAACAAACAAAAAATCCGAGAAGGACTTGCCGATCTTGCTGCTAAAGCAGAAAAAGACCACGAAGTTCAAATGGCAAGATCAGAACTATACAAACTTTCTAAATATTCAATCAAACTGCACGACCTATTAAAAAGCATTTCAGAAGTAGAAGGGCTTCAAGCATGGCAGCAGAGTTATATCACAAAAGCAGCAGATTATATAGACGCTGTTTATAACGATCTTGCATATGAAAAATCAATTGAAAAAGAAATTGATGCAGGCATCGACGGTGCTGAAATGGAGAAAGCCGTAGAAGAAACTGCAGAATCCAAAGCATATAAAAACTATCTTGGCAAGAAACTAGCCGAAGAAATAAAGTTTAACACCGAGCCAACAAATCGTGCTAATTTTAGAATAGTAAAAAAGCCTACCGGTTTTAGAGTGATTCTTGGCTTCGGCGGCGGACGTCTAACTGCCGCAAACGCAGATCATGAAAGCGGCGATCTCAAACCCAGTGAAATAAAACAAGAACTGGAAAGAGTTCGACGCGAATTAAACATTAAGAACATAGAGCCATACGACGAAAAAACAGAAAAAATATTAAGTAAGTTATAATATATGCAGTCTGATAAAAGTCAAATAAAAGACATTTTAGAAACTTTCTCTCTCATGGAAACTCTCATTTCGCAGGAAAGAGTTCTCAATATTGATATTACACCATACGACCTTTCTACTCTGATGAAAGAGTTTAGAGCAGAAAAAGATACCTACAATGTAGTAGGCAATAATGCTATGGCTATGTTTTATTCGGATCAAGAAAAACAGGAATTTGAAGAGTTTTTGAGAGCAAAAGGCGTAAGTTTTGACAACATTGCGGATCCAACAAACGACCAAGGTGAAACTCCTGACACATACACTACAAGTCCTGTTGCCAAAAAGAAAACAAATAGGTACGGCGTGTAATGAGTGATTACAACGAACTTACCGACAATCAAATCGAAACACTACAAAGCAAGTTTGCAAGTTCATGGAAGTTTGAAAAAAACTATCTAGTAAAACGAACCGAACTGGAAGATTACAATCAAGTAGTTCGTTTCTTTCTAGCAGCGGAAAAACCCCAACGCAAACTGGATCACCACGCTCATTTCTACTTTGTGTATGATACCGTTGAGATTATTCTCTTTACACACGATACAGATTCAGTCACACTCAAAGACTTTGAACTTGCCCTACACATAGACTCAATACTAGACAAAATGAACGCAAAAGATTTATGAAACTAAGAAACCTCAACCCTACTTTTACAGAACAACCCTACCTCACACAGCCAATAGAAAGAAATCTTGTAGAAACTCTAAAACTGCAAGACTTCGACAAGGACGGCTATGAAATCCTTACTCCAATAGAAAAATTGCACTATGACGCAATGAACAAAGAATTAAACGAAGAAATTCAATTTACTCGTTCTCCTGCGAAGTATTGGTATGTAGACGACGAAGACTCTGAAGTAGGACTTGTTTTAGATCACTGCATGATAATAGAACGTTGGGCATTCGCAGGGGAAGCAAGACAGCAATTGGAAGAAGTTGCTAAAGACAGACCTATCCTCTATAAACTGCTTGGAATCAAACCCAAGTGGGGTATAGACTTTTCACTAGACTATGTAAGTCAAGAAATCTGCATGGAAGTCATGCATGTTGAGCAGGATTTTCTCACCGTAGAAGAAGCACAAGAAGCACAGCAGAAACTTGAGCATATCATCGAAAACACAGACTGGGAAGCAGGCGTCGAAGAACTGCTAAAACGCAAGTCGGAATGGATTGATCTATCCTCAGATGATCATTCAGACTACAAGGCGCAGTTCTTTGGCTGGCATCGCGCCTTCGATAATCGAAAAGTATTTTCCGGTTGACATTTCTCTAATCTTTTCATACACTTATAATCCAAGGAGGTAATAGATGAGTGATAGAACTTATGGTGCCGAAGAGAAGGCAAAGCTCGAGCGTCTCGTAAATGAAGGCGTTACCGTAATGCAGGAAGTTGAGGATCTACAGCAGGGTTTGAAGGAAACCGTAAAAGCTGTCGCAGAAGAACTTGACATCAAGCCCAGCCTAATCAACAAAGCAATCAAGGTTGCGAAGAATGGCGATTGGCACAAGCATTATGACGAGTTTGAAGATTTAGAAACTATCGTAACAACCGTAGGCAAAGACAAGTGATGTATGGAAATACTTAACTATCAATATGAAATAACAGATTTTATAGGCAATATAGGCGTAGCACTGCTCGTAGGCTCATACGCAGGCATACAATTTGGAAAACTCGACCCAAAAGGATTTTGGTATTCATTTAACAATCTTCTAGTAGCAATACTGCTAGGAATCAATCTCTACTTTAAACCTAACCTATCCAGTATTATCATTGAGATATTTTGGTTTATACTAAGTATTGTAGGATTGATTAGATGGTATCAATCTCGCTCAAGTCGAAAGACGAGCATGTAGAAGGTAGGCCGGCCACAAGCGGCACAACAAGGAGACAATATGGCATATGTAGACGCATACTTTGATAGAGATGCGGATGTTATTCGCGTTGTGGAAAGACGCGACGGCGAAAGACACTATCAAGACTATCCAGTCAAATACACATTCTACTACGAAGATCCCAAAGGCAAATATCAGTCAGTTTATGGCGATTCTGTATCAAGAGTAGTTTGTAAATCTACAAAAGACTTTCGCAAGGAAGTTGCTATTAACAAAAACAAAGGCCTGTTTGAAGCGGATGTAAATCCAATCTTTCAGTGCCTGTCAGAAAACTATCTCAACCAAGATGCTCCTAAACTTAATATAACATTTTTTGACATTGAGACAGATTTTGATCCAGAGCGAGGTTTCGCAGATCCCGCAGATCCCTTCATGCCTATTACTGCTATCACCGTTCATCTGCAGTGGATGGATGCTCTCATCACATTTGCTCTGCCTCCCAAGACAATGACAATGGCAGAAGCACAAGAAAGCGTAAAAGACTTTGATAACACATTCCTCTATGAACGAGAAGCAGACATGCTTGAAGCGTTTCTTGACATCATAGAAGACGCTGATGTGCTGTCAGGTTGGAACTCGGAAGGTTATGATATTCCATACACTGTGAATAGAGTAAGTCGTGTGCTTTCAAAAGATGACACACGCCGTTTCTGTCTATGGAAGCAGTTGCCCAAGAGAAGAGAGTTTGAAAAATATGGCAAAACTGCAGAAACTTTTGATCTCGTAGGCAGAATACATCTTGACTCACTTGAATTGTATAGAAAATACACCTATGAAGAACGCCACACATACAGACTTGACGCTATCGGCGAACTAGAAGTAGGCGAAAACAAAACTGTGTATGAAGGCACACTTGACCAACTGTATAACAATGACTTTCGCAAATTCATAGAATACAATAGGCAGGACGTTGCTCTGCTTGACAAGCTAGACAAGAAGTTGAAGTTTATTGACTTATCTAACGAACTTGCTCACGCAAATACCGTTCTCATGCAGACTACTATGGGTGCGGTTGCTGTTACAGAGCAGGCAATCATCAACGAAGCACATCACAGAGGTTTGGTAGTTCCCAATCGTCCTAAGCGTGATGATTCAGATGACACAAGAGCAGCAGGTGCTTATGTTGCCTATCCCAAAAAAGGCTTACACAAATGGATAGGTTCAATGGACTTAAACTCTCTATATCCTTCCGTAATTCGCGCTCTTAACATGGCTCCTGAGACAATCGTAGGGCAGTTGAGGCAGGATTATACAGAAGATATGATTCAGGAAGAAACAGGACTCAAGAAGAAGTCATTTGCAGCGGCTTGGGAAGGTCGTTTTGGTTCTCTTGAATATGATGCTGTAATGGAACAGCGAAAGGATCTTGCTATTACGGTAGATTGGGAGAATGGCAATACAGAGGTACTAAGTGGTGCTGAGATCTACGACAAGATATACAACTCTCACGCTCCCTTAATGCTCACAGCAAACGGTACTATCCTTACAACAGAGTTTGAAGGTGTCATTCCTGGCTTGCTAAAGCGTTGGTATGCTGAAAGAAAAGAACTACAGGCAAAGAAAAAGAAAGCACAGGAAGCAGGCAACGAAGTAGAAACTGCGTTCTGGGACAAACGGCAGTTGGTTAAAAAGATTAACCTTAACTCACTGTATGGTGCTATTCTCAATCCTGGCTGTCGTTTCTTTGATAAGAGATTAGGGCAATCTACTACGCTAACAGGCAGGCAGATTGTCAAGCACATGTCAGCAGAAGTAAACAAGGTAGTCACAGGTGAATATGATCACACAGGTGAAGCAGTTATCTATGGTGACACTGACTCTGTGTATTTCTCTGCCTACCCTGTGCTAAAAGCAGACATTGAAGCAGGCAAGGTACCTTGGACAAAAGACACGGTGATACAACTGTATGATCAGGTCTGTGAGCAGGCAAATACGTCCTTCCAAGATTTTATGCTGAGAGCATTTCATTGTCCTAAAACACGGTCAGATGTTATCGCGGCAGGCAGAGAAATCGTAGGTGAGAGCGGATTGTTCATTACCAAGAAACGCTATGCTATTCTTGTGTATGACGACGAAGGTGAGAGAAAAGACGAAGGAGACTCTCCTGGCAAGGTCAAGGCGATGGGCTTGGATCTGCGCCGCTCTGACACGCCTGTGTATATGCAAGAGTTTCTCATGGAGATTCTGCTCATGGTGCTGCAATCATACGAAGAGAAAGATGTGCTTGATAGAATCACAGAGTTTCGGCAAGAGTTCAAGCAGATGCCTGGTTGGGAGAAGGGATCTCCCAAGCGAGCAAACAAGATAGGACACTATCAGAAGGAAGAACAGAGAAAGGGCAAAGCAAATATGCCTGGACATGTAAGAGCGTCAATCAACTGGAATACTCTTAAAAAAATGAATGGCGATAGATATTCGCAGGACATCGTAGATGGTATGAAGGTTATTGTATGTAAACTCAAGCAGAATCCTCTGGGCTATACTTCTGTTGCCTATCCAACAGACGAACTGCGTCTTCCAGACTGGTTTAAAGAACTGCCTTTTGACGAAGACGCAATGGCAGAAACAATCATAGACTTGAAGTTGAAAAACCTGATTGGTGTATTGGATATGGATTTGGAAGACACCAAGCAGGACAACACATTCAAAAGTCTATTTGATTTTGGAGAATAAAATGCAAATAGAAATAAAAGTGTCAGTAGACACTGATAACGAAGAAGACAGAGAGTTGGTTGAACGCATAGTTCAGCTAGCTGAATCTCTAAAAAATGTTGACAATCAATAACTTATGTCGTATCATAGAAACAATAAGGAGAATCTATAAATGAAGGACATTCTACAAGACATCGTATCAAAGACTCACGCACTTGGCTTTTTGGATCTCGTGCGTGTAAATGCAGAAAGCGACGCAACCAGCTTCGAATCAATGGCAGAAGATCGTTCTGTTATCTTATTCGCAGAAACACATTCACCTGTCGCGGAGTTTAAGTCTGTGTTTGGCATGCCCAATCTTGACAAGTTGGCGCTACACTTGAAGAATCCTGAATACAAGGAAAATGCTAAGATTGATGTCGTAGAGCAGGAAAGAAACGGCGAAACTGTGCCTACTCATATTCACTTTGAAAATGAGAAGGGCGACTTTCAGAACGACTATCGCTTTATGAACAGAGCAATCATTGAGGAGAAACTCAAGACTGTGAAATTCAAGGGTGCTAACTGGAATGTGGTATTTGAGCCGAGTGTTGCTGCTATTTCAAGAATGAAACTAATGAGCGCTGCACATTCAGACGAGCCGGTATTTTCTGTTCGCACAGAAGACAGTAATCTTGTATTTTCTTTTGGTGACGCAAGCACACACGCAGGCGAGTTTGTGTTTCAGCATGACGTAGAAGGATCACTATCGCATACCTGGAGTTGGCCTGTTCAGCAGGTGCAGAGCATTCTTAATCTTGACGGTGATGTTACTATGAGTATATCGGATCAGGGTGCTATGCAGATCTCTGTGGATTCCGGAATGGCAAAATATGATTATATCCTGCCAGCACAGTCCAAGTAAAAATGAAACAGTTTGAGGCAGATGATCTAAGAGATTTAGCTCGCTTGATTGATTCTGCAATAGAATCAGACGATGAACGTGTCAAGCGAGCGTTCTCACGTCTAATGACTATAGTTGCTCTTGTTGAAGCACAGGAGGATAGGTCGAAGATACCTGGCTCTATTGAAAGTCTTTTAGACCATATAGATACTCTCACTCTAAGAGTTAGAGAATTGGAAATAAAAGAGCAACAGAGAGAACTGCCTTTTTCTAAATACTCCCAAGCAGGAGACTTGTTAAACTAATATGAAAAAAAATCTAACAGAAGAACAAAAGGACTATGCGAGATTCTTGCCAGCACTTAGTGGGTTTTATGCTACCTATGTAGGCAAACAGCAGAGTGCTGAGTATGTTGAAAAGTCACGCATTCCCGCCAACTTTCAAAACGGTGTTGAAAGTCTAAACTACCTCAACGAAAAAGAGGGTGCGTTTTCCTATAAGTGGAGTCTTTACTCTGCAGGTCACGCTGAATTAGACACTCAAAAAGATTCTCCCAAAGAAGATATGATTCGTAAAAGAGATAGGGCAAATACTTGGGTATTGGGAGACTCGGGCGGATTCCAGATTGGTAAGGGTGTATGGGAAGGTGACTGGAAGGATCCAAACTGCCCCAAAGCACAGAAGAAGCGAGACGGTGTGCTGCGTTGGATGGATGCCTATATGGACTATGGAATGATTTTAGACATTCCTGCTTGGGTGTCTCGCTCACCTGCTGGCGCAAAAGCAACTGGCATCAACAACTATGAGGACGCTGTTGCAGCAACTAGAATCAACAACGACTACTGGATGCGGCATAGAACAGGTGCGTGTCAATTTCTTAACGTGCTTCAAGGTGAAAATCACAGAGACGCAGATGATTGGTATTCGCGTATGAAGGACTACTGCGATCCCAAAGTGTATCCCGACGATCACTTCAATGGTTGGGCAATGGGTGGTCAGAACATGTGCGATATTCACCTTGCGCTAAAGAGGATTATAGAACTGAGATATGACGGCTTTTTAGAAAAGAACTTACACGATGTAATGCACTTTCTTGGCACTTCTAAACTGGAATGGGCTGTGCTGCTCACAGACATTCAAAGAGCGGTTCGTCGTCATCACAACGAAAACTTTACTATTACATTTGACTGTGCTTCTCCTTTCCTTGCTACAGCAAACGGACAAATCTATATACAGACAGAAACAGAAGATAGATCGAAATGGACTTATAGAATGGTTCCGTCTATAGACGACAAGAAGTATGCAAAAGACAGTCGCACGTTCAGAGAAGTTGTAGAACAGGACAATGTATTAGTCAAAGGCAAGAACGGTTTCTATCACAAATTCGAAGACTCTCCTCTCACAGACGGTCTAAAAGTTTCTGATGTCTGCATATATGCTCCTGGAGATTTGAACAAGATTGGCAAAGAAGGTAAAACTGCTTGGGATTCTTTCTCTTATGCAATACAAATGGGACACAATGTATGGAGTCACATTAATGCTGTTCAAAGAGCAAACAGAAAATATGATGAAGGGGTTATTCCCAAGATGCTTGTACAGGAAAGATTTGACAGAGTGTTTTTCAAAGACATTGTGAATGAAATATTTGCAACTGACGACAAAGAACGAGCACTTGAACTTGTAGACGAACACTCACGCTTTTGGATGGCAATTCCAGGAACAAGAGGTGCTACTGGCAAGAAGACTGTGAATTCTTCCACTTACTTTGATGCACTATTTGACACAGAAGAAAAAGATGCTACACTAATAGAAGACGGTGAGTTTTCAGAAGAACAAGAACACAAGTTAGAGGATTTGGAAAATGAAGCGGACGTATAGCACAGGCGAAGCAGAAGATGTGCAATTTTTTACAGGCTGGGAAGTAGAACGCACGCCTGCTTATGGTATGCTTACTCTGTTTGTCACAGGCCTGCATCCTGCAGACGATATTATCGACCTGTATGATCGCCACAACTGCGAACACATTTTCTTTGGTGCTAATCATTCTTTTCAGCCTGGCTCAGACTATGCTGAATGGGAACAGTGGGAAAGAATGATTGCCTACTTTTTAGATAACGATTATCTCTGCACTCTTGATATTCCGCTTTCAGAAGCAGAGCAGTTTAA